CATCTCGATCTTGCTGACAAAAGACCGGTCTATAGCATTGTAGTTAGTTGCCAAAACTACAGTACCTAGAGACCCTCCGGCAGTAATGTCGCTACTCATGGTCTTGTAGGCAAACACCATACCATGAATTTTGTATTGACTGTACTGCTTGGCCATAGTGGCTAACCAAGGAAATAACTCCCTGTTAGCAGGGTTAATGAGGTAGGCCTGCAGATTAAAATCCACAGGCGAATTAGGGACTATAAGGTCCTTAATAAACTCACGATGAGTAACCCTAACACTATGATCGTTCTTAACAAACTGTGGAACCATGTCAACAGAAGTAGACACCCTCGACAGCGAGTTCGAACGAACGCTGTAATTACCATAACCGGTAACAGCAGCGAGCCCGGCACCAAGACCCTTACCGGCCAAGGCACCGAGGGGGCCATATTTGGCCCCCATTTGGGCACCCTTCTTAGCGAAGGTACCCTTGGGAATAGAACTCAGAGCTTGATCCAGCTTCTGAGCCATCCCACGAAGATTGAAGGTTTTGTAATCGCCTCTACCTTTAATCTTCCTTCCTCCCGTATTTTTCTTAGCCCGGGAGGAGGCCTTTCTTGATTTGGTCATCTCTAGGGAGGAGAAGCTAGAGCGTTGGCGCGAAACTCTAAGTACGCTTCAAACCTCTCGACCAAGTCGCGATCTGGATGGTTTTCCATCTCCTTGGACCAGTTAACTTCAGAGGAAACTATGTCACGGGAGATAGTAGTCTCATAAAACATCCTCTCATAAGAGGACAAATGAGCCTTCCAGCCTCCTCCAGGCTGTCTAGTGAATCCATGTGAACAGAATTCAAAATAATCGGGTCCAAACTGTACGGCATCGCGTACAGGGACGTTAAGCTGCTGGTATTTCCACACAAGTGAGCCAACCGTAGTTGCATCACCGATGTCTAGTGCGGATATCTCAAGGCAGTCGTCGCCATTAGCTATAGGGATTGACCCGACGGCATAGGCTAGAGCACACCGAAAATTACCATTGGAGGTAGTGGTAAGGAAACCACCGCTTCGCTGAACCTTATTGTCCAGGAATGCGTAAACATCTCCGTCAGCTGTTACATATAAATTAGAACATAAAGACATACTCCACCATTGATAGGCATTCTCAAACTGGGCGGCAAAACTGTCATAATTAACACAGGTTTGCCGCATGACCCAGTAAGTGGGGAGAGTACCCTCGCCGACAAAGTTCATATCCCATCCAGAAATGTCGCTGGATATGGGACCTTGGACGGAAGCTCCACTAACTTCGTTAAAGGAAGCTCTATTTCCGTCGACTTTGTCACCGACAAAAGTTGCGTGTTCGTCAGTGAACCCCATGCCCTTCATGGTGTCCATGGCAGGGAAAACATAGGTTTCGGCGTCAGTGAATTCTTGATAAAACCACCTCGTACAGAGCTGGTCGACCAAGGATGTACTACAAATAGTCCTAGGGAGAGGCTTATTAACCTTCTGAGCCTGGTTCTTGGGGAAAACATAGTCAGGGTCCCTCAGCCCCTTCACATACCACAAACGGGGATCAGCCTGGCACTCGGTGAAATCGTCGAGCGTCATAGACATGATCTTCACAAGCCTCTCAAAGACGGCCTGCTTTATGGCTTCTCCGTGCCGGAGGAAGATTCCTCCGTTGGTCTGACCTCCGGGGAGGAGGTAGTAGGGGAACCCCGGGCCGGCGGAGCGGTTAACCTGTTCACAAAGCAGTGGGTACCGCTCTTCAAAGAATTTGCGGAAGCTTGACCCAGCGCCTTCCAGTGCTTCGTGTCCACCTGCGAAATCGCATGGAGCAATTCCGGGGAAAGGCCAGAGGTGTCCTGAAGCCCTAGCAGTTTCACCGAC